TAAATGGGCCATCAATGTTATATGGGATCGTTTGGAAGGTCGTACCGGTGCGGCTGATGTGAAGAGTGATAGTAGTAAAGCGAGTTTAGCCGAAAGGGTATCAGCACTTGGCAAGAAGCATATGAATCAGATTGCTAAGGGGGTTTGATGACTAAACGTTGCCGGAAATGTAATGTGGTTAAAGATGCTGATGAATTTCATAAGAATAATCATCATAAAGATGGTTTGACTTCCTATTGTAAAAAATGTTGTCGTGAAAGAGGTCGCCAATACGCAAAAACTAAAAAGGGGAAAGAATCAGCTAACAAAGCTGCTAAAAAGTGGCAAAGGGGAAAAGGAAGGGAAGCATCTCGAAAATATCAGAGAAGTCTTAAACGTAAAAATTGTGTTTTGAGGTGGAAATTTGGTATGACCCTTGAACAATATGATGAGATGTTCAAACAACAAAATGGAGTTTGTGCGATTTGCGGTATGGCTGACGTAACGGGTAGACGATTGGCGGTTGATCACAATCATGAAACAAAGAAGATTAGAGGTTTGCTTTGTACAGGATGCAATACCAGGTTAGGCATATTAGAACATAAAATTTGGCGAACTTTGGCTGAGAAATATTTGTATGATCACAGCGATTGAAGAAAAATTAAAGCCACAGCTTTCTGAGCCGTTTCCAAACGTACCGGAATTCTTCACGTGTCCCAAGACTGGTATACTTATACCTAAACACGAGACTGCAAATATAAATTGGCGTGCAGAAGTTCTTAAAGACGCAGAATATGATAGAGGGTTTCAAGCCGATCTAATGACGGCCTGTAAGGAATCGCTTTTACTGTTCGTAAATCTGTTTGTCTGGACATATCATCAGTTCGAGGTCGAAGGTAAAACCGGAGAGCGATTTGAGTCGAAAGAAGCGTATTGTCCATTTATCTCTTGGGAGATTCAAGATATTTTATTTGAACGTTTAGAATGGCATCTGACTAATGCCCGTGACATTTTAATAAATAAATCCAGGGACATGGGTGCAAGTTGGATGTGTGCTATTTTCTTACATTGGTTGTGGTTGTTCAGACCAAATTCGCAGTTACTTGAGTTGTCAAGGACAGAGCCATACGTGGATCAGCAAGGTAACAAAAAGGCACTTTTCCAAAAGCACGACATTATAAATGATTGGCTTCCAGACTGGATGCGACCACCCCAGTGCGGAGTCAACCAGAAATACAGAACGAAAATGCACCTCTATAACATCCTCAACGGTTCGTGTATAGACGGTGAGTCAACGACCGAACATGCTGCATCAGGTGACAGACGTTTGGTAGCCCTGTTAGATGAGTTTGCCAAAGTTAAACATGGGCGATTGATGAGAAGTGCAACACGAGATGCAGCACTGATGCGTATAGTTAATAGCACTGTGGCTGGTCCCGGAACTGAGTACAGCAAGTGGAAGAATGATGGAACAATCATTGTATTCCCTCTTATGTGGTGGGACCATCCAGATAAAGCCTTAGGTAGACATGTCACTCAAGACTCAGTGACAAACGCGTGGAAGATAAGATCACCCTGGTATGATGCAGAATCAGAAGTTAGATCTCCACAGGAAATGGCGAGAGAAATCGATGCCAACGATCTCGAAACTGGTTCTACATTCTTTACTGTAAGCAATATTGACAAACACATAGCGATATTTGGTGTTCAACCTAAGACACTTTGGGATGTTGATCTGGCGAGGGGAGTGCCGAGTGACAATATTCCTATGATCCTGAAGAAAAAGGATCTGAAGAAGATAACGTACAAGAGGACAGTCAATGGCAAACTCAAGATCTGGACCAATCTCATAGAAGGTAGACCGGATCAAAATCTTGATTACATTATTGGTTTTGATCTATCCAAGGGGCAAGGTGCTTCTAATTCAGTCGGATCTATCAAGTGTCGACAGACAGGCGAGAAGATAGGTGAATGGTGTGATGCTAACACACCACCGTATGAGATGGCTCGTGTTGCTATGGCCCTGGCATTGTGGGTCGGCGGCAGAAAGAAACTTCCATTTTTGAAGTGGGAGATGAATGGTGATCCTGGTTATGACTTTGGCAAGATAGTTGTCAAACAATTTCATTATCCATATTATTACAGGGATGTGAAGGTCGGTCAGATAAGGGATAAGAAAACCAAGAAGTATGGTTGGCATTCAGGAAGAGATGCTAAAGGTGAACTCCTTAATGCCTATGATAGAGCATTGGCTCATGGTGGTTATATCAATCATTCTATACCGGCACTCGAAGAGGCCAAGACCTACATCTACAACGATGATGGGAGCATTGGTCCGGCGTGTCTGGTAGAAGAGAGTAGTTCAGCTAGGAAGACGCACGGTGACAGGACGATGGCAGACGCGTTGACCGTAGAAGATAAGTATTATAAGATGAGAAGTGGCAAGGATGTGTCGGAATCTCGCAATGATATGCGAACAATAGCAGGTCGCAAAGAAGCATGGAAAAAGAAACGTACCAAGCCAAAGGGGTGGAGATCAGGTTTCGATTTTAGGAAGTAGAAATGCCAGAATATTTTACACCTAACAAATTCGCCCTCGCAGTTAAACAGGGGTTTGAAAGGAATCGAAGACACCGAAGAGCACGAGCGATGTTTATCAAGGAATACGTTGGTAAATATTACGCAAGTGAATACGGTCTGACCGGTGATGAACCTATAAACCTGATTTTTAATACGATCCGGGCCACGGTACCTAATTTGATTATGAAGTATGGAATCAATAAAGTAGATACTGAAATAATCGAGTATAAACAACTTGCTTATCTATATGGTCTTGCATTGGATAAGGGCGATAAACAGATAAAACTCAAGGATACATTGAGAGCCTCTATTGTCGATGCTTTCTTTATGATGGCGATCCTCAAAACTGGTCTGGCTGGTGGTGGTAAGATGCTGAACTTCGGTGACATCTTCATCGATGAAGGTCAGGTATATACTGATCTTGTTGATTTCGATGATTTCACCGCCGATCCATCATGTAAGGATTATCGCAAAGCAGCTTTTATCGGCGACAGAAACCGAATTCCACGGCAGATTTTATTGGATGATGATGAGTTCGATCATGATCTCGTTATGAAAATGCCGAAGTCAAATAGTAACCAGGGCAAAGTCGAGCAAATTACCAGAAGAGGTATGAGTGATGAAGTAATGTTTGATCTTCAGGATTTCGTTGATGTGGTAGAAGTATTCGTTCCTGGGGCCAATGCACTTATAACTATACCTGATCCGGCACAGATAATATTCCCTGAATACCTTGCTGCACGAGATTATTATGGTCCGAAAGAAGGACCATATACCTTCCTCGCTCTTACACAACCAGTACCGGGTAATCCATTCCCAATAGCTCCGGTATCAGTTCACTTTGATCTGCATAGAATGGCCAATAAGATGATGGTCAAGAATATGAATACTGCTGAACAGGAGAAGAGTATCGGTGTATATGATCCAGCGGGTGCAGATGAGGCCGAAGACATAAGAACTGCTGGTGATGGTGATATGATAGCAGGTAATCCCGATAGTGTCAAGGTAGTGACCTTCGGTGGCAATAATGTAAAAAGTGAACAGATGCTTCAGCAATGTCAGATATGGCATAACTATATGTCAGGCAATCCAGATCAGATGTCCGGTCTGGTATCCAATGCAGAGTCAGCGACACAGGCCAATATACTACAAGCCAACGCTACCATAACCATCGAGGACGCACGTAATATGATTTATGATGCCGCAGCAGATGCTGCTGGTAAAAGATTATGGTATCTGCACACTGATCCATTCATGGACATCATGCTTTCCAGAAGGAAACCAGGTGGTGAATATGAACAGTTGCATTTAACTCCTGAACAGAGAGATGGTGACTTTCTCGATTATACATTGACTATAAAGGCAAGATCGATGTCACGCCTTGATTCCGCTGTTAGGACTAAACGGATTGTGGAGTTTGCTGCTAATATCGTTCCGTCTCTGATGAACTCTGCCATGGTATCAATGCAAATGGGGATACCGTTTAATGTGCAAGCGGCCCTAACTGATATTGCAGAGGAACAAGGTATCCTTGAAGACGTTCAGGATTGGTTCGATGATCCTACCTTCATGCAACGTATACAGTTGCAGATGGCGATGAATCCACAGCCAGCGGGTAAGGCTACGCCAGGACAGGGTGGTACTAAGGGTATCCCACAACAGAATAAAGTACAGACTCCATTTCAGGAGACAAAACAGATAGAACAAATAGGTGCCAACGAGAGTCAATCAGCACGCACCTCAGAACCGGGAGTGTAATTATGGCAATAGGAATTAGAAGTTCGTTTGATAAGTACAAAAAACAAGGATTGACGGATACACAGGCGATGGAACGAGCGATGAATGATCAAGCAAAGGGCATCGCCAATATCCGAAAAGCAGATGCCGCTGCCAGAAAAAAGAAAAAAGGTACTTGGGTTTCTCGATTGAAAAAGAATATTGCTTCATTAAAAGGACCTGGTCATAGTCCTGCTGGTAAAAAGCATTTGAAAGGGAAATAATGCCCGTCTACTCCTTTTATTGTCCTGAATGTGGTAATAAAGAAGAGAGTGTACGCACGATGCAGAACTCTGGCAAAGTATGTAAATGCGTATGTGGTGCTAAAATGAACCGTAATTTCTCCGCTGATGTACCTCATACATCTAAAGAGTATAAACGTCCGATTCATTCGGATTCGTTGGCTATACACCCCGATCAACGTGCAGAGCATTTGAAGATGTTCCCGGATATAAGATTAGATAGTCAATGTAGACCAATATTCGATACTTTTAGTTCTCACCAGAAGTATCTGGATAAATGCAATTTAGTGAAGGATCGTAAGAAAGTAAAACCAAGAGGAAAGCGAATAGCATAATACCAAGGCAGATAGAAAGGTAGGTAGATAGTATGATAGTTAGAATAATAAACCAGAAACATGATAACGACAGTGATAGATTTTATGATTGTAGAAATAGTTGTTTACGGAAACAAAAAATAGGAGACGTTGAAGAATTTTCACTGATATTTGAATTTGAGCCGGATGGGAGCATAGAAGTAGTGCTTAGGCCGGGAGATGAAATTTATTACATGAATGATGTTGGGAAAACAGTACATGCAGATTGTAGAATGTTAAGGAAATAGCGATCAAATCAATCTGCCTTGGTATATTTTTATGAATAACCTTACAAATTACCTTACCCCTTGTGTTATTATACTTGTTGTATGGTAACTCAAGGCAACGTAGTTGAAAGGATAGTAGATATGAGAAAATTTATGGAAAGTACAGAACAGGCCACGGAAACAGAGGCCGACCACACAGAGAGTCTGAAGACGCTGGATGAACAGGCCATTGAGGACCCGGCACTTGTTGCAGATGTACAAGATAAATTGTCGAGATTGAATAACCTCAATGAACTTACGAAAGACGACAGTTTCAATAGACTCGGTGGTACTAAAGAAACGGCGACATCAGATGAAGAAACTGAGGATCTTACCCCTGATGAAGTTAAGGATGACAGTGATGCAGAGGAAAGCGATCAGGCAGATCAACAGATTAAGACAGATGATCTCACCCCGGAAGTGGAGACTAAAGATGCGATACCGGATGCGTATATCCGGGCAGCTATCCATCGAGGATGGACCCAGGAAATAGTTGATGATTTGGTAGAGAAGAGTCCTAAATCAGCAATGAAGATCCTTGAGAGTTTGTATTTAGACGTTAATAACGCCTCAAGAGAATGGTCGGAGTTAGGTCGTGCGAAGATCGATGCAGAACGTGCAGCAGTCAATCAAACTGCAACCGAAATAGTTGCACAGGAAGATCCTGCTACAACGGCGTTGATTGCGAGATTGCGGAAAGAGTATGTCGATGATCCGTTGATCGATGTTGTGATCAAAGGTTTGGAAAGTAAACCCAAGCCGGTTCAACAGCAACATGTTCAGCAACAGCAGCAACACAGTTATGAAACTGCTACAAGGCGAGCTAATGCGGCAGCTAATTCTGCTATCGACCAAAGAGTTAATACGTTCTTCAGTGCTGATATTATGAAGCCTTATGAGAAGTTCTATGGCAAACTTGAACTCGGACAGATCCCAGAGGATCTTAGTAATGGTCAACAACTTAACAGATTGGCTGTTCTTGAAGAGGCCGAGTGCATAATCGCCGGACATAACATGAGGAA